TGCAAAAGCAATGGGTCTAAGTTCGGCTGCACCTCTATACTATGGAGTACAGAGAAGTCTTCAGCGAACAAAGTAGGTTGTAATGGGCGAGAGCATGATGGAGCGCATTGTAAAGCTGCCTCCAGATTTAAAACAAGAAGCTCTAGCCAAACTAGATCCTGAAGTTGTTAACTGGCAATGGAGTCTCTGGGGTAGACCAGAGCAACTTGCGCCTGTAGGTGATTGGAATATTTGGGTATACCTTGCAGGTCGTGGTGCGGGAAAAACTCGCGCTGCGGCTGAATGGGTTCGTGAACAAGCAAAATATACAACAACAGGGCAGCGACGTTTTGCATTAGTCGCTCGTACTGCAGCAGATGTGCGTGACGTTATTGTTGAAGGTGAATCAGGAATTATGAATGTGACGCCACCAAGTGAGCGTCCACTGTACGAACCATCCAAGCGCCGATTGACTTGGCCTAATGGAAATACCGCAACTTGTTTTACCGCAGATGAGCCAGACTCACTTCGTGGTCCCCAATTTACACATGCTTGGGGCGACGAGGTAGCTGCTTGGCGTCAAACTCCTGATGCTGCAGGTATGACCGCATTTGATAACTTGCGTGTAGGTACTCGTCTTGGAGCTAATCCGCAGATAATGATTACTACAACTCCAAAGCGTGTACCACTTTTATATCAACTTTTAAAAGAATCAGAAAAAGGAAATAAAGTAGTTTTTACTAGAGGATCTACTTTAGATAACCGAGGAAACTTAAGTCAAACATATCTTGACACAATTGTTGGAGTATACGAAGGAACTAGATTAGCTCAGCAAGAACTTTATGGAGAGATGCTTTCAGATGTTGAAGGAGCTCTTTGGACAATTGAAATGATTGAAGCTTCACGGCACGGAATTCTTCCCCCATCTACTCCTTTAAGAATTATTGGAGTTGACCCATCAGTTGCAGAAAACCCTCGTGATGAGTGTGGAATTATTGTTTGTGCAGCTACCGCAGATAGAGATTTATATAAACGTCACGCTTGGGTACTTGAGGACGCTTCTGTACACGGCTCCCCTGAACTTTGGGCCAATAAAGTAGTTGAAATGGCAAGACGCTGGGGAGCACCAGTTGTTGCTGAAGTAAATCAAGGCGGGGCATTGGTTCGTAATGCTATTAATGCAATTGACCCTACTGTTAAAGTTTTAGAAGTACATTCCAAGCACGGTAAAGCTTTGCGTGCTGAGCCTACAGTTTTAGCATACGAGCAAAGCAGAGTTCATCATCTTGGCTATTTAGCAGATCTTGAAACGCAAATGACACAGTGGATTCCAGGGGAAGGAAAATCTCCAGACCGTGTTGATGCATTAGTACATGCACTTACCGCATTAATGATAAAACCACCTGAAGGTTTTGTAGGTGGCCGCATAACTGCAAAGTCACCATCTGCAAGACGACTACCACCATTTAGAGGTGGAAGCGGTGGAGCTAGAGTCTTTAGTCCTAAGGGTTAGAAAGTTTTCTTTTAGCAGCAAGCTCTTCAAAGTTTTTAACTTTTGTATCCCCTAGATATCCCCAAGCATATCCATCTGCAACTAACGCTTCGTTAACTGATTTTTCAGCGCCATCTAAGAAAAGCCAACCAAGTATTCGACCATACTTCTCAGAGCTATCAGGAAGTTCAGTGCGAATAACAATTACTTGAGCCTTTGAAAGAACATCTTTAAGTCTTTGCTTAGATTCAAGCCCTAGAGCTTTTTCTTTTTTATCAGTTGTCCTTGACTCTGGAGTATCAATTCCAGCAAGACGAACCCTCTGAGAGTAGGAAATATTGAAGCCAAGATCTAGCTCGACATCAATAGTGTCGCCATCAACGACCCCTGTAACCTTTTTTACACGATATTCATACATACCATCTAAGGTATCGTATTTTTAAATAGGCTATTTAAAAGGTTCTAGCTGTCCTAGTTAGAGTGCTCCAGTCAGCAGCTCCGTTGATAGGCACAGGTCTTGGAGCTATTTGAATTCCAAAGACAGTAGCCTTAGCTCCACTACCTTCAATCTTGTAATTGCGCTCACGCATTTTACGGTCAAAGGCAATTTGAGTCATAGGACGCTCTCCACGATCTTCGCTCCATGTGCGATATGTAAGAAATATCTGCTTAACAGTGCAATTTGCACCCTCAGATACAAGTGTTTCTTCTTCAAGGAATAGAGCCAATCTATCTTCGTTCTTACGATACATATCAGCTGCTTCTGAAACAACTTTGCACCAACCAAGACCATCTCTATTTGAACTTCCAATTACTTTAATTGCCCCTTCAACTGCCCATGATAGAACTGCTGGAAGAGCACCGTCTGGATCAAAAATATATTCCTTTAATCCAGGATCTGCCTTTTCAGGAGTCTTAAGCATAGGAATTGGGCGAATACGACGCCACATAGCATCATCAGTAATAATTGGTCTGTGGTTAGTTGTAACCCAAAGCTTTGCTTGTGACTGGAATGTGAATGGCTTTTCTCCAGGAGATCGAGCAGAAATTTCAGAAGAGCCAGTTAATTTTTTAACTGAGTTTTCTTTAATTCTTTCGTTGTCTGGAAGTTCATCTACCCAAACCATTCTGCGTCCACGCATTTCAGCCCAGTGATACATATCTGTACTGCGAGAAGATCCTCCATCCATAGCTAAAACACTAGAGTCAAGGGGGAATGCGTATTGGCTACTACCTAAACACTTAACAATTGCTTCAACCAAAGTATTTTTACCAGAACCAGCAGGTCCATAAACTAAAAACATAATGTCGTAGCGACTTAAACCAGATAAAGAGTAGCCAGCTGCACGTTGAATCCAGTCTTGAAATTCTTTATCTCCATCAGTTGCAAAATCTAAGAATTGCTGCCAACGCATATTGGTCATTCCTCGAGTGTAAGCAACTGGAGCACGCTTGGTGATGTAGAGATCTGGTCTACCTTGCAATAGCTCACCTGTTCGCAGATCAACAACACCGTTTGTAACGCCAAGAAGGTACGGATCCTGATCCCATTTTGCTACATCAACTCTAATTCGTGGGTCTGAGTTTGCATTATTAATTGCACTCTTAAGTCTTGCTTCAGACTTAGCCTGTGCAGCCCACTGGATTATTTTTGTTTGATCGTCTGCATCTTTATGACGATTTGTTTCAGATGCAATAAGTGAACCTAATTTTTTAGATATTTCTTGAATCTGTAACGACTCATCATCTGGTTTCCAAAACCCGCTGCTCCATGTAAACCAACCTAAACCAGGCGTGTAACGCAGTGCTTCACCAAAAGAGTCAATTAAACGACGACCATTACCAGTATCTGAAAGAGATCTTCCTTTCCATTCTGGACCTCTATCTTCTTCGGAAAGGGCATCTTGATCTGAAACACTTCCCATTGCCTTATTAGATGAAGCTTCATCTAAAGACATACCACTAGTTATGTTCTCAGAAACATTACCTCCAATAGTTCCTGGCAAGTTATAGTCGTTAAAAGTATTAGGAGGCTGAACTACTCCAACCATAGGCTTTAATTCTGCTGAATTAGAGTTCTGAGTTCTACGAGTATCTTCCACCATATTGTTTGCATACTGAGAAGCACCTGGCCAAATTTTATCAATTATAGGGTTCTCATCAACAAACTTTATTGCACGCCTTGTATGCATTAGAAGACCGTTCTGTCCTTCTAGTGGCATCGGAGGTTTTACTTTTTCTGCATTAAATCTAATCATTAAAGTTTCTACAGCAAGACGTTGAGCCTCTGTCTTAGTGCCAAACTTATTAGCAAGAGCACAAGCAAGCTTGTGGAGCATTACTGCTCTCTCTCCTTCTATCAAACCTTCATCTAAAATTTTGTCAATATCTAGACCCATACCCTTAACTGAATCCCAATCAGCAGATTCGTATGAGGTATCTCCAGTCATGTACTTTTGTCGTTTACGGAGAGACTTTAATAAATCTTCAGGGGCTTCAGCAACTGGCATGTTCCAAGGTTCTTTACCTTCAACCCATTCATATGTAACACCAGAAAAATGTCGAGATGGAGAGATAAGAACATATCCATTGTGCTTTATGTCAATACCTTTAAAACCAAGTTTAGAAAGATTTCCAATTAAATCTTCATTGATGTCGCACTTGTAATATAGATGACGACCATAAATTATTTTTCCATTAATCTCATACTTACCAGTTGTTGCTTCTACAGTTGGAGGAAGAGCTCCTTCTACATAAGCTTCAAATTTTTCAAAAGAATCTTCTCCACCAGAACGTGGATCAATATCAATTACAAAAAATCCAGAAGTTTTACAGTTAACTCCAACGTTGTATTCAGGATTAGATTCCCACCAAGAATTTAGTTTTGCTAAATCAGAAGTTGATTCCCTGTTCCATGCATTTATAGCTGGATGTTTTCCAATGTCTTTTGACTCTTCATGCTTTTGACCACAAGTACAACGACCTTCAACAATTCCATGACATGGAAGAATCTGCCATCCTTGAGATGAATACCAATGCACTGCCTTTTGGAACCGTTCAGATCCAGTAGTCACTAAATCCATCCCTTCTAATTTTGGGTCACCCTACCAATAGAGTCGATCAAAAGAAAGGACCCTGATTATGGGATAGCTGGCGTGTCCCTAACTATACCTTGTCTACAAAATAATTACTAAAGATGTCGCAAAGTATGTATAATTAAGCATAATCCTATAACGGATAATCACATCTAGGAGCTCTATAGTGTCAGATATGTCAATACTTTCTACCATTCTTTTGGTCATAGGCACACTAACTGGTGTTGGAGCTTTTATGTTTAGTATATATAAAATTGCTAAAAGGGTAGATCAAGCAGTAGGTGTAGATTCCGATGGTAAAACACTTTCTGATCGAATGTCAAGGGTTGAGCATCAGCTTTGGGAAAATGGCGGAGACTCGCTTAAGGACCAAGTCAATTCAATTGCAAGTTGCCAGACAGAAATTAGAGCCGAGATGGGTATTATAAAAGATATACTTATTGCAACTGTAGAAAAGCCAAAAAAAGAAAAAGTCAGAAAAGCTTCATAGTAATAAATTTTTAAAGCAGTTTTATATAATGACATGACACGCCGTATTGACCCATATATTATTTTTCTCTTATAAGTGGTAGAGTTACTTGCTAGATTACCTGTTAAGTTAAGTTTTGCTTTAGGGTCTCTATATATCTAGTTGAAGGGATAAATTGTGAGTCTTGCAGAAAAACTCAAAGAAGCAACTCGTACTGGCCCAGGCTTGCCTTGTGGAGTAGCAGTTTTACTGGAAAATTTAGAAGGAGAAGATAAAAAAGCTTTAGAATTTATCTTTGCCACTAAGTCCATTAGAGGGACAGTTCCTAATACAAAGATTCACAAGATTCTTATAAGCGAAGGATATGATATTGCCTTTGCCTCTATTAGACTTCATAGAGGTCAGAGGTGTAGATGTTTTACAGGAGCGGATGGGCTTTTAAGAAAAAGCTCTAATAAAATAACAGAGGCATCCTAGTGTCGGAGTTATTAAAAAAACTTGAAGAGATGGTTTCTCCTGGTCCATCAGGCTCGGATTCTAGGTCTAACCAAACACCAGAGGCTTGGCGTCCTAGATTAGAGATAGATCAAGAGGGCGGGTATTTTGTATCTACTCCTAGAAAAGCAGCAAAAGAAATACCCGATGCTGCAGAACTATTAAAAGAAGCAGATTTAGATCCATCTAATTGGGAAGTAAAGAATCTTAGAAAAGGCAAGTGGCAAGTTTATGGAGGGGAGTGGCTAGAGTCATTTAAATTAACTCTTGTCCCTATTGGAACTACAGAGTCAGAACTTAAAGCTGATGCTGAAAAAATATGTAACCAACTAATGAAATGGAAGCCAACTAAAGTAGTAGGGCCAACTACTGGTCATCTTTCGTACATGGTTGTTGCTAGTGATCAGCAGATAGGTAAAAGAGTTGGTGATAGTGGAACCGCAGACATAATAGATAGAGCTTTACGAGGAACTGCAATAACTGTAGATAGATTAAAAGAGCTTCGACGCATGGGAAGAAAAATTGGAACAATTGTTCTTGCTCTTCCAGGAGATCATGTCGAAGGTATAGTTTCACAAAATGGAAAACTTCAGGGACAAGCTGCATCAGATTTAGGTATTACAGAGCAAGTAAGAGTTGCTAGAAGGCTTTTACTCGCTCAAATAAAAGCATTTAGTCCCTACTGTGAAAAACTCTTTGTACCTGTTGTAAATGGAAACCACGACGAATCAACTCGTCAAGTAGTGGCTGACCCAGCAGATGGTTGGAATACAGAGATTGCTAGCGCTGTTCAAGATATCTGCGCTGAAAACCCGAACCTAGCTCATGTAGAGTTTAGGTTTCCAGCAAAAAGTCATCAAACTCTTGCAGTAAATATTGATGGTTTAATGCTAGGTATGTTTCATGGCAACCAAGCAGGGAACAGTTCTACCTCAACTGAGAAATATTTAGACGGGCAAAGTGGCGGACAAACCCCAATAGGCGGCTGTGATTTATGGGTTTCGGGGCACTATCATAATTTTAGATGCATGGACTATGGATCTCGGTTCTGGGTTCAAGCTCCTACTTTGGACGGTGGTTCTGACTGGTACAGGGATAAAACAGGTAAAGAAGCGCATCCAGGATTGCTAACTATGGTTATAGGAAAAGACTATGACCCTAGAAAAGACTTAAGTGTGGTAAAACTGCCTCGATAATTGTTGATTTCTTCAGGTCAGTGTACAAAAACTATCGTAAAATATAACTTGGACCAGAGGGCTGTTACCAGTGCAGCTCTTACTCAAGTTTTTTACGACATGGAGCGCTAAATATGCCCTATTCTAATGATGTCAGCGTAAGGACGGTCTTTGGGCAATACCTAAAGAGCTCTGGTCTTGCTGCATCTGGAACAGTTATATTTACCCCGTCTCATCGCATTGAAGATGCAAATAATGCAACAATTCTTTCTACTCCAATTACTGCAACACTTAATGCTACTGGTCAGTTTACAGTCAGTCTTCCATGTACAGATGATTTAGATTTAAGTCCTCGTGGTTGGTATTACACAGCAACAGTTCGAATTAAGGGTGCTAGACCCTATTCTTTTAGATTTTATTTACCAACAGGAAATTTATCAAATGTAGATATCACAAAGCTTGACACAGTTGAACCTGTAACAACTTCACCTCTTGGAACAGATATTCCTCGTGGATTAGCTGGTTCTCAAGGTCCACAAGGGCCAACAGGTCCCGCTGGTCCAGCAGGTGGACCGACTGGAAGTACTGGCCCTACAGGTGCTACAGGTGCAACAGGCCCAGGTGTAACAGGAGCAACAGGACCAACAGGCGCAACTGGTGCTGCAAGTACAGTTACTGGTCCAACTGGAAGTACTGGCCCTACAGGTGCTACAGGTGCTACTGGTGCTGCATCCAATGTAACTGGCCCTACAGGTGCAACAGGCCCAGCAGGTAGTTTTGGTGGAGCAACATTTGATTACACATTCTCTGTAAATACAACAGATTCAGATCCAGGTTCTGGAAAACTTAAATTTAATAACTTAGCTTTATCTGCGGCTACATACATGTTTATTGATGATGAAGCAGATGGCGCAATCGATCTTCAATCATTCCTAAGAACAATTGATGACTCAACAAGCACATTAAAGGGACACTTCCGCATTGCTCGTAAATCCGATGCAAATTATTTTGGTTTATTTACAATCTCTTCTGTAGTAGAAGATTCTGGTTATTTTAAAGTTAACTGTGCTTATGTATCTGGTTTAGCAGATAGCTTTGTTGCAAACGATGACATCATCATTACATTTGCTCGTACAGGTGATGTTGGTGCACAAGGATCTACAGGCCCTACTGGTGCAGTTGGACCAACTGGTGCAACTGGTGCACAAGGTGCTGCAAGTACAGTTACTGGCCCCACTGGTCCAGCAGGTTCTTCTGGAGCAACAGGTCCAACTGGCGCAGTTGGTGCACAAGGTTTAGTCGGCGCAACTGGTGCAACTGGTGCAACTGGTGCACAAGGTGTTAAGGGTGATGCAGGAAATACTGGCCCAACTGGTGCAACTGGTGCACAAGGTGCAACTGGTGCAACTGGTGCAGCAAGTACTGTTGCAGGTCCTACTGGTGCAACTGGTGTTGCAGGTTCAATAGGACCTACTGGTAATGCAGGACCTACTGGTGCAACTGGTGCTACTGGTGTAGCTGGTCCGACTGGTGCAACTGGTGCAACAGGTATTGGATCTACAGGAGCTACTGGTGCAACTGGTGCACAAGGTGTTAAGGGTGATGCAGGAAATACTGGCCCAACTGGTGCAACTGGTGCAGCAAGTACTGTTGCAGGACCTACTGGTTCTGCAGGTGCTGCTGGTCCTACTGGTGCTACGGGTGCTACAGGACCGATTGGTAATTTTGGTGGAGCAAGTTTTGACTACACATTTACAGCTAATGCTACAGAAGCAGATCCAGGAACTGGAAAACTTCGCTTTAACAATCTAGATCTTCAACTTTCAACATATCTTTTTATTGACGATGAATCTGATGGCGCAATTGATGTGCAACAGTTCCTTCGTACTATTGATGATTCAACAAGCCCAATCAAGGGCCATATGCGAGTTAGCAATAAAACAAACTCAGCTGATTTTGCACTATTTGCTATTACAGGATCAATCACAGAAAACAGTGGATACTTTACAGTTCCAGTTTCTTATGTCAGCGGTCTTGCAACATCATTCTCAGATAATGAAGACATCATTATCACCTTTGCAAGAACTGGTGATGTTGGCCCACAAGGTATTCAAGGCCCAACTGGAGCAACAGGAGCAACTGGACCTGCAGTAACTGGTCCTACAGGAGCAGCTTCTACAGTAACGGGTCCAACTGGTGCAACTGGTGCAACTGGTGCTACTGGTGCAACAGGAGCACCCGGCTTAGATTCAACTGCCATTGGTTCAACTGGTCCTACAGGAGCAACTGGTCCTACTGGTTTAACAGGAGCTACTGGTGCTACTGGTGCTACAGGTGCTACTGGTGCTGCATCTACCGTTACAGGACCCACAGGTTCAACTGGTTTAACAGGAGCTACTGGTGCTACAGGTGCTACAGGTGCTACTGGTGCTGCATCTACAGTAGTTGGTCCTACAGGTGCTACTGGTGCTACTGGTGCAACTGGTGCAACTGGTGCTACTGGTGCAACAGGTTTACAGGGTATTCAAGGTATAACTGGTCCGACTGGAGCAACAGGTGCAACTGGCGCTACTGGATCAACAGGTGCAACTGGCGTAACTGGTGCTACAGGTGCGACTGGAGCAACAGGTGCAACTGGCGCTACTGGATCAACTGGTTTAACTGGCGTAACTGGTCCGACAGGTGCTACTGGTGCAGCGTCAACAGTAACTGGTCCTACAGGTGCTACTGGTGCAACGGGTACACCAGGTACTGGTGTAACAATTCTTGGTTCTTATGCAACTCTTGCCGCACTACAAGCAGCGCAGCCAACAGGAAATCCTGGTGATGGTTATTTAGTAGCTGGTGCTCTCTATGTTTGGTCAGCAACAACATCTGCATGGGTAAATGTTGGAAGCATTCAAGGACCTACAGGTGGTGTTGGTGCGACAGGTGCTACTGGTGCTACAGGTGCTACAGGTGCTACTGGTGCTGTTGGTGAACTTGGTAATTTTGCAATTGTCGCAGATACTCCACCAGCAAGTCCAGATGCAGGTGACGCATGGTTCAATAGTAACAACGGAAAAACTTATGTTTATTATGACGGATATTGGATTGAAACTGGCGCTGCTCCAATCGGACCTACAGGTCCTACGGGTGCACAGGGAGCAACAGGTGCAGCGTCAACAGTAACTGGTCCTACAGGTGCTACAGGTCCTACTGGTTATCGAGGAATTACAGGACCAACTGGTCCAGGAGTAACTGGACCTACAGGACCACAAGGTATTCAAGGTATAACAGGACCTACTGGACCTACTGGTTCTATAGGATTAACGGGTCCTACTGGTGCACCGTCAAATGTAACTGGACCTACTGGACCTACAGGACCAACTGGTCCTACAGGATCTACAGGACCAACTGGTGTTTCAGGTCCTGTCGGTGAATTCGTACCTGCATTTGCAACAGCTCCTACAGGAGCAACTCCAGGAAAAACTTGGTTTGAAACTGAAACTGGTGCTGTCTATATCTATTACGACAGTTACTGGGTTGAAGTTGGAACAAGTGAGTTTGGTGGAGCAACTGGTCCACAAGGAATTCAAGGCGTAACTGGTCCTACAGGACCAACTGGACCTACTGGTGCTGCATCTAATGTAACAGGACCAACAGGTGCTACTGGACCTAGAGTAACAGGACCTACTGGTCCTCAAGGTCTTGGTTCTCAAGCTAAAGGTTTCTACAACAACTACGCAGCATTTGCTGCTGGAGCAGGTGCAAGTCCAGGCGCTGTTGGTGATTTCTATGTTATTTACGCAGAAAACACTATTTACATATACACATCTAATAATGGATGGATTGAAGCTGGTGCTTTAATCGGACCTACAGGTCCTACTGGCCCTACTTCAACAGTTCCAGGTCCTACGGGTCCTACGGGTCCTTCAGTAACAGGACCTACAGGTCCACAGGGCGTATCTATTACTATGAAGGCTGGAGTTGCAACTGTTGGAAACTTGCCAGCATCTGGCAATACTGTTAACGATGCACGTTCTGTAGAAGCTGATGGCGATTTATATGTTTGGAATGGATCTGCTTGGCAAAACGTAGGTCAGATTGTTGGACCAACTGGGCCAACTGGTCCTGGTTTGACAGGTCCTACAGGTCCTACAGGTGCACCTTCAACCGTAACTGGTCCTACAGGTAGTGTAGGACCGACAGGTCCTAGAGGCGGTGTTCTTTACTCTATTACTTCTAATGGATCTGCCTTTAATGTTTCTGGTTTAGTTGGAGATAACCCAACTTTATTTGCCGTTCGTGGCGAAAAAATGTATTTTGATGTAAGCGGAGTTTTAGTGACAAACTCATTAGCACTTCGTCTCACTTCTGGAAGTAACGCAAACGTTCCAGGAACATCTAATAACTCAAGTACTTTAGGTAGAAACCTTTCTAGCACAGATACTATTATTGTTTATGACGTCCCTTTAAATGCCCCTTCACAGATTGTTTATCAGGACGTTACTGATTTAAGCATTGCTGGAGTTATAGATATTGTAGATAAGATAGGTCCAACAGGTCCTCAAGGAGTATCAGGACCTGCTGGAGTTCCAGTAGTAACTAACTACGTTCCAGTATGGGGTGGAACAGGTCTTACAGCAGTAGGTACACCAGGATCTGGAACTTATGTAAAATATGGTCAACATGTAAATGTTACTATGTCTGTTAATATGACAAACGTAACTGGTTTTGGTTCTTCACAGTATACAATTAGTCTTCCAGTAGTTCCGCTTGGTTCGGGAGAGGTAATTATTCCAGGAACAGTTTCTGTAGCAGGAGTCTCTTATAATATAGTAGCTGTGACATCAACAGGTTCTGCAATTGCAAGCCTTTGGTTTATGGGTACTAATGGATTAAGAACTGCAATGACTGCAACAGCACCTATTACTTTAACAACGGGAGGATCTATGTTCTTAAATGGCTCCTTTATTTCAGCGAGCTAAAGAGGAGATGAAAAATGCCAGCAATTGATTTTCCAAATAGCCCAACGCTAAATCAAACATATACAAATGGAATTCAAACATATAAATGGAACGGTACTGCTTGGCGTATAGTTCGCACTAGTGCTGTTGGTCCAACAGGTCCAACAGGTCCAGCAGGTCGTGACTCGACTGCTATTGGTGCAACAGGTCCAACAGGACCAACTGGTCCAGGAGTAACTGGACCTACAGGTCCTGCTTCCGTTATTGCAGGTCCTACGGGTGCAACAGGTCCTACAGGAAGTTTTGCTATCTCTGCTTGGACAACTTACACTCCTTTGTTTTTAGGAAGTGTCTCTAACCCAACTATAGGTAATGGTTCAATTTCTGGAAGATATATGAATGTCGGAGCTACCATATTTGGTGAAATAAGAATTATCGCTGGAACCGCTGGGTTTCTTAGAGGTTCTGGTATCTACAGAATAACTCTTCCAACTGCAGGAAGAATTGAAAATTTTCAACCAGTAGGCCAAGTTGTTATGCGTGATGAAGGTCCTGGTATAAATTATTTTGGAACTGCAATTTTTAATAATAATTTAAATGATCGCATAGAGCTATACATGCACTCTCAAACTGCTACTTTTGATGAAGGTGTCGCAGTTACAGAAACTACTCCTTTTCTTTTCAGTGGTAATGACAAAATTTTAATTCAATTTACATATGAATCAATCATAGGATAGGAGAAAATAAATGGCAGCCATAGATTTTCCTAATTCTCCTACCGTAAGTCAGTTATTTACTTCAGGATTACAGACTTGGATATGGACAGGTACTTCTTGGAATTTAGTTGTATCCACAGTTGTAGGTGCGACTGGTGCAACAGGACCAACGGGAGCGGCGTCCACTGTAACTGGACCAACTGGTTCAAGAGGCATATTTGCAACTATTGCTGACACACCACCAGCATCTGCAAATTTAGGTGACTCTTGGTTTAACTCAGCTACAGGACAAATATTTGTTTATTATGATAGTTATTGGGTTGAGTCTGCTTCTAGCAATGTTGGCCCAGCTGGTCCTACGGGTGCTACGGGTGCAACAGGTCCATCATCCACCGTTTTAGGACCTACAGGACCTACAGGGTCACGAGGTTCTACTGGTCCACAAGGAAATACTGGCCCAACTGGTCCGCAAGGTTTGTATATAGTTGGCCCAACGGGTCCACAAGGAATCATTGGTGTTACAGGAGCCGCAGGTGCAACGGGTCCACAAGGAATTACTGGGCCTACTGGTGTAATAGGTGCTACTGGTGCAACTGGTGCACAAGGAGAGTTAGGGCCAACAGGAGCACAAGGTAATCCTGGACCAACTGGTCCAACGGGTGCTAGAGGTTTTGCTGGTGCAACTGGTCCCGCAGGTGCTACAGGTGCTACTGGTCCTAGTGTGACTGGTGCTACTGGCGGCACTGGTCCTACTGGTCCATCAGGTGGCCCTACAGGACCAACAGGTGCTACGGGTGCTACGGGTGCAACGGGTTCTCAAGGAGAAGTTGGTCTTCGTGGTGCAACTGGAGCAACGGGAGCGACTGGTTCTGCATCTACTGTAGCTGGACCCGCTGGACCTACTGGACCTACAGGACCAGTTTCTACAGTGCCATCAACAGTACCTGGCCCAACTGGAGCTAGCGGCCCTACAGGAGCAACTGGTGCTACTGGTGCTACTGGTGCAAGTTTTGCTGGAGTAACTTCAACTTCTGAGTTAACAATAGAACTTGCTGCAAAAACTTTTGTTGTAAATAGAGTAGATGCATTTACAGCAGGAACAAGAGCAAGATTAGCAAGTACTGCCGTACCAAGTAATTATATGGAAGGTATTATTACTTTTATTGTTGGTAATTCAATATCATTACAAGTAGATAAAGTAAACGGTTTAGGGAACACATACGCACAATGGAAGTTAATAATAGGAGCAGGAGAAGCTGGACCTACAGGACCAACTGGTCCTCAAGGAACATCTATTACAGTAAAAGGAACCGTTGCAAATGTTGTAAATCTACCAGCATCTGGTAACGCTGTTAATGATGCATGGATAGTTCAATCAAATGGATTTTTATATATTTGGACTGGAGGAGCTTGGATAAGCGCTGGACAAATTGTAGGTCCAACAGGTAGCCAAGGACCAGTCGGATCAACAGGCCCAACAGGTCCTGCATCTACTGTCACAGGACCGCAAGGTCCACAAGGTATAACTGGCCCTACAGGTCCTAGTGTAACTGGACCAACAGGAGGTACAGGCCCAACAGGTCCTGCAAATTTTGAATTAACTGGGTCAAACTATTTAACTTCAATTATTTTAACTTCTGGAGATGCTGCACGAATTGTAAAAATGAACAGCTCTAGTGCTGTAGACCTAACTATCCCATTAGATGGTTTTAATGCTTATACTTTTCCAGTAGGAACACAAATTGTATTTACACAATTAGGTGTCGGACAAGTAACAGTTAAAGCTCAAGTTGGAGTTCTTCTTAGAAGTGAAGGAACTAGAATAACAACTAAAGCAAGATATGCCGTTGGATCTTTAATTAAACTTGCAACTAATGAGTGGTTATTAAGCGGAAACTTGACGGTGTAACATGTTGATATCTACTCATGCTATGCACGCTACATTAACTTTTCCATTCACTCCAGTAACATGGAATACCGTTTCTGATAGCAGTTTTAGTTTATCTAATATAAATGCAATACATTATTTAAGTTCTTCAGATCAGTATGTTATTGTAGGAAATAACGGAAAAATTGCAACTTCTGTAGATACCCAGACTTGGGTACCTAGATTTTCTGGTTTTAATGAAAACAGTATTTTTGCTATTGGATACGGAAATAATCAGTATGTTATTGGTGGAAGCTCTGGAAAAATATCTACATCTCCAGATGGAATAAATTGGACACCAAGATCGTCTGGTTTTGGTGCAACTCCTATTCTTGCAGTTACTTATTCTCCTAGCGCATCTTTATGGATAGCAGCAGGAGGTGCTGGGAAACTAGCTACATCTATAGACGGAATAGATTGGGTTTTAAGAACTTCTTCTTTTGGAACAACTTATATTAACGGCCTTTGGGCATCAAATAGTATTATTGTTGCCGTTGGTTATGATGGAAAGCTTGCAACATCTACTAATGGAACTACATGGACTCAAAGAACATCTAGTTTTGGAGCAAGTAGTATCTTTGCTGTGAAATCAACTCCAGGCGGCAATTTTGTTGCCGTTGGAGAAGCTGGAAAAATTGCAGCATCTAATAATGGAACTACATGGACTCAAACATTTCCTACTAGTAGTTTTGGTGCATCTACAATTAGAGCTGTCGATGTATCTCCTGACGGGACATATATTGCTGGCGGCGCTAGCGGTAAATTAGCTACATCTTTTGACGCTACTACTTGGATTCAGAGGACATCTGGTTTTGGCACTTCTATCATTAATGGTGTTTATATCGATAACAATAACGGCTTGGCTGTGGGCCAATCTGGAAGAATTACTTACTCGGTATAAAGGAGATAAGATATAATGTTTTCATACGTCATACTTGAGGATGGACCTACGGTTCAAATTCTTAGCCATAGCAATGTAATTGATGAAAGTGGCCCTTGGGAGTCTTTAAATGCTGCAATAGATTGGGCTCAGTCTTATGTAGATTTTAAAAATTCTGGCGGACAAGAACCACAAATTTAATTACTGATAAAATGTGTATAATTAAGAAAGGACGGACCAAGTGGCAGCAATAGATTTTCCTACGCCCGTAATTGTTGGCGAAGAATTTACCGTTGAAGGTCAAACTTGGACTTGGACTGGGTCCGTATGGAAAGCTAAAAGAGTAACCCCAACAGGACCGACTGGTCCACAAGGTATTCAAGGCCCAACTGGAGCCACGGGAGCAACGGGAGCCACTGGTGTTTCAGGTCCTCAAGGTCCAACTGGTCCTGTATCCGATGTCGCGGGACCTCAAGGCCCGACTGGGCCGACTGGTCCACAAGGTTTAACTGGACCTCAAGGAGTTATTGGTTTAACTGGCCCTCAAGGAGTCGTTGGACCAACTGGAGCTGCGAGCAATGTAACTGGACCTCAGGGACCGACAGGTCCTAGAGGAACAACAGGACCAACAGGTCCTACTGGAGCACAATCTGAAGTTGCTGGACCTACTGGACCAACGGGGCCAGTCGGTAAATTTACAGCTTCTGCTTCCCAACCAGACGTATCAACTTCAGTAAATGGAGACGCTTGGTTTAACACTCAAACTGCTAGAACTTATGTTTTTTCAAATGGAGTTTTTGTTGAGACTCAGGGTGGTTCAACAGGTCCAACAGGAGCCCGCGGTGTTCAAGGGTCTTTTGCAACCTCTGTATCTTGGTGGTTAGGAGCATAAATGATTATTTTTACAAAATTAGCGTCTAGAAACAATGCTATTCTATTAACAAATAACTTTTTGGTTGAAAGAGGTAATCGCTGATGCCAGGTTTTCTAGGTGGTAGCTCTTCAGGATCAGGCACCGGGGGTGAAATCTCTTTTCCAAAAGAGTTCATTGATCCAGTAACCAAACTCAGGGTTTCTACCCCTGAAAACTTGATTGATACCGACTTTGAATACGGTCTACAGCCTACTAAATGGGAAACAGTTGAGCTTATCAATAACACTCCATCATTCTTTTCTAAGAGTGGTGATACGACAATTCCAGACATTATCTCTATTACTACCAACGATGGCACTCGTGAAATCACCGTTATTACTGGACTTCCGCATAATCTAGCTGTTGGTATACCAATCGCCGTATCTGGAACAAAATCAATTACGGCAGATGGATCTTATATTATTAACTCTATTCCTAACCCTTTAACTTTTACTTATCTTTGCAGAGATAATCAGGCTACTACATCTTCTATAGAAGATTTATATACTTCTATTATTACAGGAGAATTTTTTCAAGGCTCTCAGTTAAGAATTTCAGATAATGATGGAATTACTACAGACGGAGCAGCTGTATCTAGATTAACTGTAAAAACAGAAAGTACACATGGTTTTGGTGTAAATACTCCTTTTTACTTTTTAAATTTAAATTCAACTATTTCTCAAGAATTTGCTTCCGCTAACACTGAAACAAAATCTTTTGACTCTTCAAACAGTGCAACAGCTCAAACATTTGACGGATCAAATACCTTATCAACTTTCAATATTGATTGGTCAAACAGCGCTGTAGTAGGTGGGGTAACTAGCAGTATATCTGCAGTAAATGTCAACACAGAGATAATCACTGTAACTCATGGAACAGAGAATTTTTCTGGAAAACTTATAGGAACTCCTTTATATTACAGTGTTATAGCTTCTTCAGGTTATTTTGCTACTAATCCTAGAGGAGTAGTTTTCTTAAAAACTATTGACACTCTTGGTACTTCTACATCTTCTTTTCAAGTAAGCGCAGTGCCAGATGGAGATCCTATAAATTTAGAATCTTCTATGACTGGAACTTTTCAGCTTGCAAATCAAGCTCGTTTCTTTGCTGGAAATAATATAAATCCTGTAACACAAACTACAATAGATATTATTAAAGATACTCCTAAAGTTTTTGACGCTGGTAATAATTTAGGGGAAACAGCAACTGTATCAGGGTACAGCGCAGGTAACGTAACAGTAACTTCTGCATCAACTGTCGCTTGGTACTCAGGAGCTATGCTCCTTTATTCGACCACAGGATCAGCAGCTAGCGGATTAACTAACTCCACTACCTATTGGGTTGATAGCTTCTTTAATATTGGAGGTGGAAGTTATGTAATGACTTTAAGAGCAACTCCTACAGGATCTGTAATTACTTCAATATCTGGTGGAACTGGAACACAGACTTTTAAACTTATCGGTATTTCAGTCGATAAAGATGTCATTCATCTTAGAAATCATGGGTTTGTTCAATATGACATGCTTAGATACGCACCTCCTTCAGAGGAAACTAGATTTCAAGTAGTTAGCGCGGATCAAGTTAAAGAGTTTTACTTTGTATCATTAGTATATGATGCAAATAATTTTCAATTAAATCAGACAATTGGAGAGTTGCAACCTCTAACACAGAGTAGAGAAGGCGCTTTTACTTATACAGCTATTGTACCTACTACCGCAACTGTTGTAGGAATGGTGGCACCTTACACATTTGCTATTACTTCAGGAGTTTTGCCAGGCGGTTTGGTATTTAGTACATCAACAGGTGTTATCAGTGGAACCCCAACAGAACCTATTCCAGTTCCAGGTAGAGTTGTAACTGTTACTGTTACAGACTCTGCAGGTTCAACAGCATTCCAGACAATTACTTTCCAGTTCAATCCTGCGCCACAACTATATGACTTTAGTTCTGTAACATTTAGCCCAGCTGGGGATCAACATAACGGACCAAACGTTAACGAAGCTAGATCATCAGCTGGTAACCCATCTTGGGCAAGTTCATACATTAATATGCCAGGAAATCAAGGAACAATTCACTGGACAGTTCCAAAGGCTGGTACTTATAGAATTCAAGCAAACGGTCCAGGTAGATTGTATGACGGCTACTTTGGATGGTACGGCGGATACGGTGCTTATACTCGTGGCGACTTTGTTCTTAATCAGGGAGAAGTTCTGCGTCTTATGATTGGTAGACACGGTCAAGGCAGCGGTAGCGGTAGCCAAGGTTGGCCGCACTATGTCCGCGGTGGCTCTGGTGGAACTTTTGTTATTAAGGGAACCTCAAGCAATAACGACGCAGATGCTTTAGTTATCGCTGGCGGCGGCGGAAGTCCAGGATTTTATTACTACAGTTATAACTTCGGTTATGTAACTGGGCAAGATGCAAACGGTAACAGCCAAAATGGTACAACAGGTGGTTATGGAAACGGCGGCGGCGGCGGTAGCGGCGGCAATGCTGGAGGAAATTATCACTCTAGCGGTGGAGCTGGGTATCGTGGAAGCCAGAACAATGACTCTGGTAACTATGGCCCTCAATCATTTACTGCTGGAGGTCGTGGCGGATATGTAGATACTCGTTGGGGCTGGAGCGGTGGTCCAATGGGAGGATTTGGTGGAGGCGGCGGAGGCGGCCTTAACTCTGGTGGTAGCGGTGGATACTCTGGTGGTGGCGGTGGCCAATGGTCAAGCTACGGTACTGGCGGTCCAGGTGGTTCTTATAATAATGGTGCAAATCAATCAAATGGTAATGGTGTTGGTAGCGAAGGCTCCATCAGTATTACCTTCTTATAGGAAGCGAGAAATAGATGCCTATTAATTTAACTTCACCTGGTGGTGCTGGCACTCATACTCTTGCACGAGTAAATGTTAATACAGTTGACGAGTACATTTACTTTAAAAATTCTACTGGAAGTATTATTCCTGCAGCTCTTACTAATGGTGCCGCTTTTATATATAAAACAGGTACTGGTACTGTTACTGGATACACTAATAATGGCTTACTGTATTGCACAACTTTAGAGCCAAAAAAGCTTAAATTTTCTTTGACACAAGGTGGAGCAGATATTAATTTAACTGACTCTACAGCAGGTTCTATTACTTTTAACACTCCTATAGTTTACGATAACAAATTAAATATTGACTCACCAACATCTAGCAATCAAGCTGTTAAGTACTATACCAATGGAACTCCTTTAACAGGTTTAGTAAGTGGAAATACTTATTTCTTAAAAAACGTATCTATCTCTAGTTTTGCTGGATTACAATCGTTGTACACTCTTACAAGCAATACTCATACTTTTACATCTGCTGGTCTAAGTGGAAGAGTTGGACCAACTATCGCACAGCTTCGTACAGCATATTCTGCCGCAGGAAGTTGGATAAATACATATTTAAATCAGGGAACTTATCAAGGTTATCAAGACTGGACTGTTCCCGTTTCAGGTATTTATCAATTTAACGTAAAAGGCGCTAGCGGGTATGAAGGTAGCGGAGCTGGAGCTGCTGGTAGAGGTGCAATAGTACAAGGAAGAGTTTCTCTTGTAAAAGGTGAAATTATCACTATCGCTGTTGGTCAAGTAGGTGATGCTCCTTCAAGCGGTGGTTTATATGGTGGAGCTGGCGGTGGAACATTTGTTATTCGTAAAACTGGAAACGTACCTCTTTTTGTAGCTGGTGGTGGCTCTGCTGATGCAAACACTGGAGCTGGTAGAGATGCAGTTCTATCTCAGTTGGCTGGAACTTCCACAGGTAACGTTGCAGCAGGTGGTACTTCTGGAAACGGTGGTCGTTCTACAGGAGGATACTCTGCAGGAGGTGGAGGATTCCTTTCAAGAGGTCAAAGCGGTGCTATTAGTGGTCACCCAAATCTTGGTGGAGGTTCTTTCCTTGACGGTTTGACTCAAGATGCAAATGCAAGAGTTGGTGGCGCAGGTGGTTTTGGCGGCGGTGCTCAAGGTGATGGACAAGGCTCTGGACAAACAGGTGGTGGTGGTGGATATTCTGGTGGTGGTGGAGCTAGAACATTAACAGGAGCACATGCTGGCGGCGGTGGAGGCTCATTTGTAGCTACCATAGCTTCAGATGTTGGTACATCAACAGGCTCTTTTGATGGATCTACATCATTTAACAGCGTATCAATTACAAATTTAAATGCTTACAATACAGGCAACGGTAACGTTGTAATGAGTCTAGTTTCTTCCTTTACAACTGGAAATACTGTACATCCTACAGCAATAGATGCTGAAAATGGAACAAACGGTATAGCTATAACCCCTCAAGGAAACTCTTATCACGCTGTTGTACCAATTAACTTTGACTCTCAGAACGATCAAATTCATAGCCCTACAGTTCATAATTTATCTAATGGTGAAGCTATAATTCCAGCTTTCTCTGTTGGTGCACCAGCTGGAATAACCGCAGGTACTATTTATTATGTAAATACTGTAAACACTTTTTCTTATAGATTAAGTAGCACTCCTTCTCCATCTTTTACTACTATCAATCTAACAACTCCTTCTGAAAAAACTAGCGGAAGTCAAAGTACAATTAGTCGAGTTGTTGTAAATACAGCAACGGATACTTTAACTATTAGTAACCACGGTTTCTTAGTAGATCAGCCTCTGCTTTACGATACAGGAGGCGGTACTTCAATAGCTCCTTTAGTCGATGGTTCAACTTACTATGTACAAGAAGTTATAAATGCTAACCAAATTAGATTAAAGTCTTCTTTAACCTCTCCTACATACATTAATTTTACTTCTGCAGGAACTGGCACAGCTCATAGCTTTATCTTCTTAACTGTAAATATTAGTGAAGATACACTATATATTCCTAACCACGGTCTTGTATCAGGACAAGCAGTTAGATATAATAATGGTGGAGGAAACAGTATTGGAGGTCTGGCAAGTGGTACTTTGTATTACGTTGTTAAGATCGATAGCAGCCTTCTTAGATTAGCAACAACTAAGGCTCTTAACGTTGTAGCCAATATAACTAGTGCAGGAACAGGAACGCAGCAACTTGTAGTTACATCTATTGACTTCACTGAGAACATTTTAACTCTTCCAAGTCACGGATACTTGCAAGGAGAACTTGTTCAGTATGACTCAAGAGGACAAACAGTTCTTGGAGGACTGACTACAGCAACTCCTTACTATGTCATTTTTATTGATGGCGATAATATTAAATTAGCTACTACTATAGAAAATGCAGATTCTGGAATCGCTGTAGATCTTGTAGCTTCTCCTGCAGGTGTTGGCCGACATACCTTGCAATCTTTAAGTAAAACACCAGATGGAGTTTACGATATCGTCTCTGTCCCTAGCCCAACAACATTTGTTGTAGAAGCTAAAGGAAATGTAAATTCTATTGTAAAAACATTTAACCCACGCTCTGCTATAGACACTAACGATAATCTTATATTTCTTCCTTCACATGGTTTAGTTACAGGAACTTCTGTTCTGTACTCACAAGGTGTTGCTGGAACCGCTATTGAAGGTTTGACTAACTCAACCACATACTACACAATTGTTGTTAATAGAGATTATCTAAAATTATCTACTACTGTAAATAACTCTGCTTCAGGTATATTTGTAGATCTTTCAGGTTTCGGTACAGGTGTGGCTCATACATTAACTACTACACAGATCAATGGAAACGTTACTGGATCTGGTTCGGTAACTGTTGAAAGTGGTTCGGTTCTTGTTAACGGTACTGGTACTTCTTTCTCTAAAATTCTAAAAGTGGGAGACCGTTTTAGACTGTTTCCACCAAACAATTCTATTAATATAGGCGAAGAAGTTATTTCAGTAGCCAGCATAAACATTAGTACTAATACTGTAGGCGTAACTCATGCTATAGCTACAGGAACAGAAGTTCAATTTAGATTACTTAATTCAACTGATATAAGTCCAACTGCAACTGTAGGTGGAGTAACTGTCTCTCTAGCAACTAGCACTACTACAGGAACTAGACTTTTTGTTAGAGCTATAAGCGGTAGTTCTATAAGTTTCCACCCAACTTCAACAGATGCAACTAATAATACAAACATCATTGACATTCTTTCTGCAGGTACTTCTTCAACAGGATTCCTGTTAGTCCCTGTAACCGCAGTATTTCTTCCAGCAGATATAAATACTACTAACAACAGAATTACTAAATCTCATAGATTTGCAACAGGAGATACAGTTAAGTTTTCTGCTGGGGGAGGTGTAGCTCCTGCTCCTTTGGTCGATGGGTACTACTACTTTGTTAGAGCTTTGTCAGACACAGACATAACCTTACATGGATCTTCAACAGATGCTGCTGCAAATACAGGTGCCGTTGACTTTAGTACTCAAGGTACTGGAAGCTTTACATTAACTAAAGTTTCCCCTGTAGGACCGATTATTAGAAGAATTAGCGCTATTGGTTCTGATACACAGATTACTGTAGATCGTCCATATGCAAATGCTTATACAGCAGTTTCATATTCCTACCCTACATTCGTATATGTCCGTCCACAAGGATACTCACTGCACCGACCATTTGATGGTGGTGTTGAAATGTCAGTTGGATCTGGTACATCTTTAGGACAGATCGTTCGTCAGACTCGTAAATACTTCCGTTACCAGTCAGGTAAGGGTATTCAGACTTCTTGCGGTATTAACTTTAAGCCATCAATTGATATTGAAAGTATGGTTAAGTTTAGTAATACAAGTATTGAATGTAAGACTCGTCGCCCTCACGGTTTGATTTCAGGTCTATTTGTAAGAATCTCTGAGGCTCAAGATTCATATGGAAATATAAGTACTATTTATAACGGAGATTTCCAAGTAACTGTTGTAAACTTAACTACCTTTAGAATTGTTAAAGGCGGCGGAATCCCTGAAAATCGTGCTTATGGATTCCCTCAGTTCTATGTTCGTGAATGGCAAAATGGTGCCGTTAGAACTGGTATGTTCGACTTCCAGAACGGTATGTTCTATGAGTATGACGGTCAATATATCTACGCTGTTCGTAGATCATCCACACAGCAGGTTGCTGGAACCGTATCAGCTCTTCAAGGATCAGAACTTATATTTGGAACTGGGACAAGCTTCTTAGCTCAGCTAGATGTCGGTGACTATATTGTTATGCGTGGTCAAAGCTATAGAGTAGTTCAGATTGATTCAGATACTCGTTTATCTATTAGACCTGAATATAAAGGATCTTCTGGAACAGAAAAAGAGTTTAACCCTCAGACTGCTTTAAGTACATCCACTGATACGTTTAGCATAATTGGACACGGTTTTAGTGATTTGCTTCCAGTAGTGTACAACTCTATTGATGGTGAGCCTATTGGCGGAATGATCAATGGACGAACATATTACATTAATTTAATAAATAACAACTCATTTAAATTAAAAGCTACACCAGATGCTGTTAGCGATATTGACATATCAACAACTGGAACAACTACAGTTCACTCACTTACTCCTGCTAAATCAGGAATTATTGTGACAAAAACTGTAGATACCAAAATCCCTCAAAGCAGCTGGTCATTAGATCCATGCGATGGAACAGGGTCAACTGGTTACAACCTTGATCTAAGTAAGATTCAAATGGCTTACATTGACTACTCTTGGTATGGTGCTGGAAAGATTAGATTTGGTTTTAAGACTACTGAAGGTCAAGTTAAATATGTACACGAGTTTGTTCACAATAACAACTTGTTTGAGTCATATTTCCGTTCTGGTAACCTACCAGCTAGATATGAAGTAGTTACATACAACAACCCAACCTACATTCCGTACCTATTCCACTGGGGTACTTCTGTAATGATGGATGGTCGTTTTGATGATGATAACGCTTACTTGTTTACAGGTTCTAGCCAGACATTGAACATTTCAGGAACTACAGTAAAAGCATTCTCATCAAGCGGTATTAACTTAGCTACAGATCTTTTCACGGTTCAAAGCCACGGATTTAATACTGGAGATGTCCTACAGTTCCAATCAATTGGCTCTAACGGCTACCCAGGAGCTAATGCTCTTAACCCAGCAACTCAGGTAGTTGGGTCAAATACAGGTGCAACTTTAATTAACAATGCTAAATACAAAGCTTTTGTAAATAGCCCTAACCTTATCCACTTAACTCCAGAGAATGCAACAATCACCATTGGAGCTACAGTTGCAAGAAGCGGTTCTACAATCACTATAGATACAGCTACGCCACACGGATTAACTACAGGTATGTATGTTGGTATCTACGGATTAACTGCTGCCAACCTAACAAACGGACCGTTCTATGTAACTAGAGTTACTGATACTCAATTTACATATACAGTACCAGGATCACAGACAGTAACTAGCATTGCTCAGCCAGGAGCTGCAATCTCGGAAGTAATTAACTTTACATCTAGAGGTAATACTCAATTCACATACTTCCTGTATCCAAATGGATCCTTGTACAACACTTCTGGACCTAACTATCAACCTCTATTATCTATTAGACTTTCCCCATCTGTTTCTAGCGGTTTGACTGGTAAGCTTGGTGATCGAGATGTTATTAACCGAATGCAGCTGCGTTTGAAGGAAATCGGTGTATCTAGTACTCAGCTAGTTGACGTTAAACTTCTACTTAATCCACGTCTAAATAACTTGAACTTCCAAGGAGTAGACAGTCCTTCTCTTACACAGGTTGTCGAGCATACTGCTTCAGACACGGTCTCTGGAGGAATTCAGGTTTACAATTTCCGTGCTACTGGTGGAAGTGGAGGTACAGAGGCAACTACAAGTGTAGATGTTAGTACCCTGTTTGAGTTATCTAACTCCATCCTTGGTGGAGATAGCATTTACCCAGATGGTCCTGATATCCTTACAATTGCAGTTTCCCGTTTAACTGGTAACTCAACACTAACAGCTGCTAAGATCTCATGGTCTGAAGCTCAGGCGTAGGAGGCTAAAGTGCCAATACAAAGACTTGGTTTAGCAAATCCTGCTGCAAACACAGACACATCTATTGCTACTTTTGCAGATAACTATTTAGTTTCTGTTGTTGTAGCTAATAAAAACGCAACTGCTACGCCTGTAATGAAGGTTAGTATTTGGGTAGTGCCTTCAAATACAGTTATTGCAGCTCAGTGGGCATATATAGCCTTTAATCTAACTGTACCATTAGGAGCTTCTTTTGAAACTTTCCGTTTTGCAGTTAATTCAGGAGATACCTTATATGTAAGATCTAACCTTTCTACATCTTCTTTTAGTGTTAACGGTGTTGAGCAAGAAGATTCTGCCGCACCAGAAAATATTGCACAAACTTTTACAAATAAAGTTATTCGTGGAGAATATAATACTTTATATCTTGACAAAGGAACCACTGCACAAAGAAGAGATACTGCAGAAGTTGGTTATGTTAGATATAACACCGAAACACAGCAACTGGAATTAAAAAATTCAACAACATGGAAAAATGTTGGCGCAGATGCTGTAGTTGGCGCAACTGGTCCAACTGGAGCTGCAGGTGCGACAGGTGCTACTGGGCCAAGCGCAGGACCTACAGGTTCTACAGGCCCTACTGGACCAACTGGTTCTCAAGGAATTGGCGGAGTAGTAGGACCAACTGGTGCAACAGGACCAACAGGACCACAAGGTGTAACTGGGCCGCTTGGACCACAAGGAACTACATTACAAATTTTAGGAAGCGTTGCTAACCCTGGTTTACTACCTACCGCACCTGCTGCTATTGGAAATGCTTATGTTGTTACAAGTACTGGAACTGTCTACTCATGGAATGGCTCCGCTTGGAATAATTTAGGTGCAATTCAAGGACCTACAGGTCCACAAGGTGTAACAGGAGCAACAGGACCCACAGGTGCTTCTAGCACTGTCCCAGGTCCTACGGGTGCAACAGGACCTGCAGTAACTGGTCCAACTGGAGCTGCAAGCAATGTAACGGGCCCTACAGGTCCTACGGGGCCTACTGGCCCAATTGGTAATCAAGGAGTTCTCGGTTCTACAGGCCCTACTGGACCAACGGGACCAACAGGACCTCGTGGACCACAAGGAACAAGTTTAAATATATTAGGAAGCGTTGCAACAGTTAGCTTACTTCCAACTAATCCTGCTGCTATCGGTAATGCTTATGTTGTTTTAACACCTACTGGATCTACAGGTCCTCTTGTCTACGGATGGGATGGAATTGAGTGGGATAATTTAGGTCCTATATATGGAGTAACGGGTCCAACAGGTCCTCAAGGACTTGCAAGCAACGTACAGGGGCCAACTGGTGTTACTGGACCATCAGGTCCTACAGGTCCTACTGGTGCAGCAAGTACTGTTGCAGGACCAACTGGGCCAACAGGAGTTATTGGCACTACTGGACCAACGGGTCCGACAGGCCCTACGGGTGCACAGGGAACTAGTATCAATGTTAAAGGAACTGTAGCTAATATTGGTGCTCTTCCTTCTAGTGGAAATACAGCAAATGATGCTTATTTTGTTACCTCTGCAAATGTTTTATATATTTGGGGTGGATCTGCTTGGGCTAATGGAGGACCAATAGTTGGTCCTACGGGTCCAATTGGAGCGACAGGTGCAACAGGATCTACAGGAGCTACTGGTGTAAGTGGACCACAAGGTGTGACAGGTCCAACTGGTTCAATAGGACCTACTGGTAATACAGGTCCGACAGGTACAACAGGACCTACTGGCCCAGCTACCGCAACTGTAGAAGTTACAAATACAACTGACAGTACTTCGTTTGTTGGTCTATATGAGTCGGCAAGTGGAACAATTACTGGCAAAACAAATGCTGGTATTACTTATGACGCTAGCAATGGAACTTTAAAAGTTACAACTATAGAGGCTAATAGCATAGCCGCACCTGCAACATCTACTGGAACTTACACTATTAGTTCTCCTACAACTATTAGCTTAAATCCAACTTCAGAAATTTTAAATAATGCAGCTATGCGTTTGTACCCTAGAAGTTCAACTCAATTAAATGCTTTGGTAAATAGCGCTGGATCTCTAGCTTGGGACAGCACTAATAATAGAGTTGTTGTTTATAATGGAACAAGTTGGAATGGAGTTGCTTCATCAAGCAACTATCCAGCAATAACTTCATTAGATGTAACAGCAAGCGGTACTTCAGCGTATTTGTTTAACAATCAATACAGTGGAAATAATCCAACTATCTATGCAATTTCTGGAACCACTATTGCTTTTAATTTATTAGCTGGTGCAGCACATCCATTCCAAATTAGAACAGCTTTATCACCTGCTGGTGTAGCCTACGATATAGGCCTAATTCACGTCTCTACTACTGGAGAAGTCACTACGGGATCATCGGCACAAGGAAAAACTTCTGGGGTTCTGTATTGGCAAGTCCCTGCCTCTCTAACGGGGAACTATGCTTACCAATGTACTAATCATTCGCCAATGCAAGGTCTTATAACAATTAAGAATATTTCAGCGATATGACAATAGAAACCATAGGAAATTGGCAGTGGGAAGTAGAGGAAAGTAAAAACGCTTCCTTGCTTAATGTCACCGTTAAAAATCTCTCTGAAGATAAGACAGTTAAAGTTAATGATGTTGTGTGGGTCACTGGTAGAGAAGATTTTCTTAAAGATTTATACGATTCTGCAGTTGAAACTTTACAAGGTGTAGATAGCTGTTGCTTTCAAGGAAAGACAAGTTGGGTAGTTTAATATGTCAAACTACAAAGAGTACACAGTAACTACAGAAAGTCTAGAGGCAACCGATTCTGTCTGGGAAGATCTACTGTCTTTATCTGGATCAGACACTATTCCAAGTAGAATAGTCGAAGTAGCTAACGCAAGAGAAGTTAGTGCTTATAACACTGTTTATTTTCTAACTGATGAAGAAGCTTTAAACTTAAAAAAAGATTCAAGAGTTGTTGAAGTTCAAGATCTAAATATACTATCAATTAATCATTGCGCTTTTCAAGACTCGCTTTTTGATAAAATTAGTACTAGTACTGGAGCAAGAAGTAATTGGGGATTATTAAGACACGTTAGCACAACAAATGTTTTTGGATCCAGTACAGCTGATCCTGGCGGGACATATGATTATGTTTTAGATGGTACAGGGGTTGATGTTGTAATTGTTGATAGTGGAATTCAAGCTGATCACCCAGAGTTTCTAAACTATGCAGGAACAGAAAGTAGAGTAAAACAGATAAATTGGTTTACAGCTTCTGGTGTTGCTGGAACTATGCCCGCAAATTTCTATACGGATTACCACGGTCACGGAACACATGTGGCTGCAACAGTTGCTGGTAGAACTTTTGGATGGGCAAAAAATGCAGATATATATGTTATTAAATTAGACGGCCTTAAAGGTTCTGGAGATCCTAGTACTGGTTTATCTACTGCAGATGCTTTTGACTGTATTCAAGCTTGGCACACTCAAAAAATGACAGGTGCAGGTAACAGAAGACCGACTATAGTAAATAATAGTTGGGGTTACTCATTTTATTGGCATGAAAACTCAAATTCGGTTTCATTTTCATCAGTCAGTGGTGGAACTATGTATTCAATAACAAGTCAAAATTATAGGGGAGTAACTTACAGTACAAATGTAAAAGATACAGCTAGAGGTACAACTGGAGCTCCGTATGGTGATGGAGTTTGGCAGATGCCATATCGAGTTTCTTCTGTAGATGCAGATATAAACTCATTAGTAGATGCTGGAATTATTGTATGTAACGCTGCTGGAAATCAATACTCTAAAGTTGATGTTATTGGAGGCATAGATTATCTTAATTATGTTCTTGCGGGAGGCTTTGGTTGGTATTACAATCAAGGAAGCAGTCCACAAGGAACCTTTGGTTCAGTACTTACCGTAGGTTCAGTAGGTGCCACCGTAATTGGAGGGTTAGATAGAAAGACTAATTTTAGTAATTCTGGCCCAGCAGTAAATATTTACGCAGTAGGAGATAGGGTTATGAGCGCTGGTCTAAATGCTAATTCACAGATAGGTACTCCAGCTGATTATTATTTCAATCCTAGTTTTAAACAGATAAGTATTGGTGGAACTTCAATGGCTTCTCCTCAAATAGCTGGATTAGCTGCTTTACTTGCACAAGTGCACCCAGATTGGACCCCAAGACAAATAGTTGGTTGGTTTTTTAACAATGCTAAGCCAGAGATATATAATACAGGCTTAGATAATGACTACAATGTCACTTCTAGTATCCATGGGGGATATAATAAATTAGCGTATTTTCCTATGAATGCTAGAAAAAATTATCAGATAGTAGCGTCATAGTATGATTACATATAACATTAAAAGGAGAAAATAATGCCTGTAAAAAGACTCGGAGTTGTTTCTCCTAACGCAAATCAAGCCACCGTGCTTTCTACTGTAGATGTAGCAGGTCTTGCATCCGTTATTGTAGCTAACAGAAACAGCGTAGATGTTGCTGTAACTATCTATGTTGAGCCAGCTGGCAATATAGGATCTCCAAGTTTTAGAGTTTATATGGTAAACAATTTAGCTGTTGCTGTAGGACAGTCTTTTGAATCTTTTAGGTTTCCTGTTGCAGTTGGAGACTTAATATATGTTTTATCTAACACAGCAAATGTGTCTTTCTCTAGTGCCGTAGCCTATGAGCAAGAAGGTAAAACTAATATTTTGTACCAAGCAACGCAGCCGGGCTATCCTTCAGTAGGTGACATTTGGATTAAAACTAGCGATAGTTCAGTTAATTTTTATACAGGAACTCAGTTTAATCAAATAGCTACAGCTGCCCCAACTGGTCCCACTGGTCCCACTGGTCCAACGGGCGCTGCTTCAACTGTTACAGGACCTACAGGACCGCAAGGCTCTGGAGTTAGAATATTAGGTAGTTATGCAACTATAGCTCTCTTGAGAGCAGACACACCTATCGGAAATATTGGAGATGGTTATTTAGTTGGAGAAAATTTATATCTTTGGAGTGATTTAAACACAGAATGGATTTTAGCTGGACCTGTTAAAGGACCAACAGGACCAACTGGCCCTTTCGGTCCTACAGGTGCTAATGGAGTAGGTGGCACTAATGGTTCAACTGGCCCGACTGGTCCGACTGGACCAAGCGGAGGACCAACTGGACCACAAGGAGTCGTTGGACCTACTGGACCTACTGGACCGACTGGTTCTATAGGATTAACAGGACCAACAGGTGGGCAGGGTCCTCGTTCTGCAGTTACTTACAGATTTAGTACTGCTACTACTGACTCTGATCCAGGTTCTGGAATTTTTAAATTTAATAATTCTGATGTTTCTTTAGCTACTTTTATGTATATAAATGAAGTAGATTATGTAAACTCTGCAGATCAAAGTGCCCTTATTCAGTTCTGGGATGACGCAGCTAATCCTACTTCTAGATCTGTTTTAAACTTCTTTACTACTTCAGGGTCTTATAGACTTACAGCAAATGTTTCTGGTGCTGTTGTAGCACCAGGTGGATATTTTAAAGTACCAATTAGTTTTGTAAGTGGAGTATCTCCAGCTAATGCAACTAATTATCTTATTGAATTTTATAGAACGGGTGATAGAGGCCCGACTGGTCCTACGGGTCCGACTGGAGCTACAGGACCTTCAGTAACGGGTCCGACAGGTGCTACTGGTCCAGAAGGAGCTTGGACAACAGCTCAAGCAATTGACGTTAAAACAGATAGCTATACTTTAGTATTAGCAGATGCTGGAAAACTTATTAGATGTAACAAAGCAACTGTTATGTCCATAACTATTCCTACAAATGCAGCTAGCGCTTACAGTATTGGACAAAGAATTGATATCATGCAATACGGGGCTGGACAAGTAACTGTCGTAGCAGATACTGGAGTAACTTTACGAGCAACTCCAACTGCAAAATTAAGAGCAACTTACTCAACAGCTTCAATAATTAAGATAGCAACTAACGAGTGGGTCCTTGCTGGCGATCTAGCCCTTTCATAATTAGGAGTAAAAATGCCATTAACTTTAGGTATAGCAGGGGCAGCTGGTTCTTTAAAAAACAAGGGTGAACCTGTATCGCTTGGGTATAGAGTTAATTATGTCTCTAACCCATCTTTTGAGGTAGACACAGCAGGTTGGTCAGCTGTTGCTGGCGCAACTCTTGCTAGAACAACAGGACAGTTTAATACTGGCTCCGCATCTCTATCTATCACTAATGTCTCTAGTTCAGCTGCTCAGTATCAGGCAATTCCTTTTGTAGCTGGAGAGGGAACATACTATGTAAGCGCTTATGTAAAATTAGCGCCTGGTGTTTCTACAGCAAATTATTGGATAAGATGTCTTCAATACGAAACCGAATCTTCGAGCGGTACTGTGGCTGCTGCAAACGTAGGAGTTGTAGAGTTATCGGTAACGGGCAACTGGGTAAGGATAGGCGGTACTTTATCTAAAAGCCCTTTAGCTAATTTTTTAGCTATAAGGGTGGTTACAGGCTCATCTATTGCTGGTGAGATTTTTTATGTAGATTCTGTTATGCTAGAGAAGTCAGAATCTTTACGTTCTTATTTTGATGGGGACAGTGGAGGATTTTGGACAGGTCAGTCAAACAATAGTTTTAGTGGGGCAACTCCTTACTAGTAAAAGAAAACTACAAGAGAAGAGACAAAATGGACGAGTATGTAAATTGGTTCCAAGCTGATGGCCAAAAAAACTTTAATATGCACCTGCTTAATAGTTTTGCAGGTAAACCCATGAGAGCTCTTCAGATAGGTGCCTACACTGGAGATGCCTCTATTTGGCTGTACGATAACTTACTAACTCATTCTGACTCCGTTTTAGTTGATGTTGATACTTGGGAGGGCTCAGATGAGCCAGCACATCACCAAATGAATTGGTCTACTGTTGAGGATCTTTATGATTCTAAGACTAAGCAAGGGCAGGAAGAAAACAAGATTTTTAAATATAAAGGAACAAGTGACAGTTTTTTTAAAGATAATAAAGAAATGTATGATTTTATCTATGTAGACGGCGATCACACGGCTTATGGAGTCATTAAGGATGCTGTAGCTTCCTACGAATGTTTAAATGTCGGTGGAATTATTGCTTTCGATGACTACCAATGGAGCGCTGGTTTAGGGGCCTTAAAAGAGCCGAAGATGGCAATTGATGCATTCGGCAGTATTTATCGAGATAGGTTAGAGTTAGTCCTGCAAGATTATCAATGCTGGTATAGAAAGATAGGGTAAAAATGAAAGTAGCTATATACACAATTGCTCTTAATGAACTTCAGTTCGTTGATAAATGGTTTGAGGCGTCTAAAGATGCTGATTACCTAATGATTGCCGATACTGGCTCGACTGACGGAACTGTAGAACGAGCTAGAGAGCTTGGTATTGTAGTTCATAGCATCAAAGTAGCCCCTTGGCGTTTTGATGATGCAAGAAACGCTGCATTAGCTCTTCTTCCAGCAGATATTGATATGTGTATTTCTCTTGATATGGATGAAGTTATTACCCCTAATTGGAGAGAACCTCTGCAATCCGCTTGGGAGAGAGGCGTAACTCGCCCTAGATACAAGCACATTTGGTCTTGGAATGAAGATGGTACTCCTGGACTAGAGTTTAGTTACGATCACATTCATACACGAAATAACTATAGATGGCGTCATCCAGTACATGAGTGTTTGTATGTTTATGGAAAAGAAGAAATACAAGAATTTATTCCTGAGATAGAAACTCATCATCATCCAGATCCTAGTAAGTCTAGGTCTCAATATCTTCCGTTACTAAAACAATCAGTCACAGAAGATCCTTATAACGATAGAAACGCTTTTTATTATGGTAGAGAGCTTTATTTCTATGGTCAATATCAAGAAGCTGCTGCTGAACTAAAACGTCATCTTTCTCTTCCAACTGCTCAATGGGCACCTGAACGAGCTGCTTCCATGCGCTTTATAGGAAAGAGCCTTCCAGAGGAAGCTGAATCTTGGTATAAAAAAGCTATAGATCAATGTCCAGGAAGAAGAGAACCTTGGGTAGATCTTGCAGAGTTATATTATGAGAGACAAGATTGGGGTAATTGTTTAGAGTCATGTAAAGAAGCTTTAACAATTATAGAGAAGCCTTTAGAGTACCTTTGCGAAGAAAAAGCTTGGGGCTATGCGCCACATGATTATGCTGCCATAGCATCTTACAATTTAGGTTTATATTCAGAAGCTATAGAGTTTGCTGAAAGAGCTTATTCTATTAATCCCAAGGATGAAAGATTAAAAAACAATTTAGAAGCTTGTCTTCTTAGAAAACCTAAATCTTAGATTAGATTTTCTTTTTTTGTTTTACTTTTTGTCTTTTATTCTTCTCTAGTTTTTCTAGTTTATATGCTTCTACAGCGTTTGCACTAGTTCTACTTCTCCAAGAAAAATTACATTCAGTACAAGTAACAATTTTTGCTGTTGTCCATCTGCCACCATTTGGTAGCTCTTCTATAGAAGTATCAAGCTTAGAAGGACGAGCAGTACAATATGGACAATTAGGAAATCTGCGTCTTCTTGTTTCTTCACCATTGTAGGATACAGACAAAGCTCTACGAATGTCTACTTCATCTTTACCGCCCCATATACCCCAAATTTGCCGATGTTCTAGCGCCCACTGTAAGCACTCTGATCTGACTGGACATGTGAAGCACATATTTTTAGCCGCATATTTTTCTTTAAAGTCTTTAGAAAAGAACCAATCTAAAGCATATTTATTAGATGGCTTAGCGCAAGTAGCTTCTGACTGCCAATTAAGGTTTTCCGATGGTTTCCACATACGACTATATTAGACTATAAACTATAAAAATATCGGTTATAACACTATATTTATTAAAAAATTATATCTCTATCCAAGTTGTTGAAATAATAGAATCTACAAATTCTCCGTACTCTGTTTCCCCTTCTTGATTACAGACCACATACTCTTGTTCGTCTTTTACTAGCCCACACCACCCATGATTAGGAAAAGCTTTATCTATTAAATTAAAACCGTCTCCTAAAGATATAGCTACACCATCTTTTTGCAGTGCTGAAGCAAGAGCCCTTCTTACTAAATCATTGTCTAAATCTATGTGGTCAAAAGTATAATAAATTACAGAACAGTCAACTAAAGAATCATATCCAGAGCCTTGCCACTCTTCCCAAAGGAAATCGCCCGGTCTATCACTCTTCATTAAAGCTTCCTATATTTCATCATCATCATCAGTATTAATATTAACCTCAAAATCTGGATTTTGCTGTTCAGAAAAATAGACTTCACTAGTTAGTTTTAGTTCGTAGATTCCAGCTATAGTTACAGATCCACACATAGCGCATACCTCTACGGATCCATTATTTATTTTGCTAGGAACCTCTACGCCTTTTAAACGCATTATTATGCGCCCATTTTTATCCATACTTTCTGGTTCCCATTTAGCGTGCTCACCCATCCAACAAGATTCACAGACAGGGAATGGACTGATAACTGGTTCAGCAGCCATAAATCCAACTTTCAATAGGTTAAAGGTTCAGTCTACTCTCAAGAAGCAAAGTCAATATTTAAATCTTCTTTAAGTATTATATTTAATTTTCTTCGCAAGGTTTTTCTTTCTACAGGTGTTAGACCACCCCAAAAACCAAAATTTTCATTTTTAATAGCCCACTGGCCGCACTCTGTTAAGTGGCTGCATGAAGAGCATATTTTCCTTGCGTCGTCATATATAATAAATTTTTGTGCCCCGCTTTGCTCATCTTTATCCTCTGTAAAAAAAATCTCTGCGCCAATTTCAGCGCAGAGGGGACTTTCATATTTCCAAGGTGGCCTAACTTCTTTCACATTCCCCCCATACTTAGTTATTTTTCTGAGTTTATTTTCCCTACTTCATACCCACAGCCCGCGTACCCAGCAATGTCAATCCATGTGTCTGGCTGAAAACCAGATCCATGAGCAAATCTTGCCATTTTAAGACCAACCATCATCATTGCTACTTGTTCATTGCTCAAAGGGATTCCTAAAATTACAGACCAAATTTGAGCAGTTCTTGTAAAATTTTCTTCTGGTCCACCATAGCTTTTATTTCTATCACCAGAAATAATACGAGCTGCTTCACGAAGAGCCTCTACTCTTAAAGGACTGTCTGAGCTCTCTTTAGTTTCTTGGTCAGCTCTGTCCATGATTACGCATTCTTGCTATTACTTCAGCTGTATACGTTGGGTCTGTAACTCCATCCTCATTAGACAGAAAAAAATTACAATCTATATTGAATTTTTTAGTAACTTCTTCTTTGCTAACATTTGTAAAACTAGATAATTTATCTTCTACTTGTTTCATCATTTCTTCATAGTTTTTACCATGAACCATCATTCTAACGATTGTATTTTGCATTTAACTCATCCTTTTTTCTAGTTGTTGCGGAGTATAGTGGTAACCTTCAAGTACAGGCTCTTTTCCATCAGTTGTCTTTACAATAATGTCTCCGTAACGAATACTTACTACTTTGCCACGGCGTCCATTATGTAATTTGCCCATGTCGCCATCAAATGCATTCCATTTGACTCTTACTTCATCAGAAACAACAATTTGACCAGATTGGGCGGGGATCCAATATTCATTTTTGTTTTCTGGAAGAATTGCGTGTCCTAAAGATAGCTTGCTGAATAACTCGATAATTTGACTCAGGTTTGCTTCGTTCTTCTGTGGATCTGGGTCTGTGTTTTTTAGACTTTCCCACTTTTCTAGTAGGGCAATAACATTATCCCCAACAACACGTTTTGTACGGTTATTGGTCAACTGTTCTTTGACCCACGGCATATCTACTTTGGCCATTTTGCTGTCCTTTCGTACAGTTTTGCCTAGACTAACAACAACTGGCTCTGGTTGTCCAGAGCTCTCGCTGTTTTTTCCAGAGAGTCGGTGTATGAAGGCACTGCCTCTCTGTAAAAATCTTTTTGTGTTTGAGCCACTAATAATCTTTCCTCTGGGCCCATTTCCTCTATTGTCGAAGGTAAATACGCCCATTCTGCTCCTAGCTCGGCGGTATGACGCCATTCAGTGACGACAGGGACACCTGCTATTAGTGATTGTGATATGGCAACAGACCACCACGGGTCTCCACCTTGGTAAGTACTTATTAAAGTACCTATAGATCTTTGCATCTTCTCTTGAACTGCATCTTTCTTGGTGTAATTATTGTATCTAATAGATTCAATAGGAACAGTGAGATTTAAAGATACTTTTTTTGTCCACGCTGATTTAGGGTTGTCAGCACACCAATATGTTTTATGCACAGGAGAAACTCTGTCATCAGAATCGTCTATCAAAACTCTATCAAAGCAAAGAGATACTAGATTTTCTTCGCTTAAGCTAGGGATGCTGTCCGTGACTATTTTTTTAGTAAACCAAGGCATACTAGGGACGTATGTCTGGTCCCACTTACTGTTATGTAAGTAATCTACAAAAGACATAATCTGCTCTCTGTTTTCTGGCTTTACTGCAGTATCGTATTGAAGTCTTTTCGAGTAAAAATCTTTATAAAAATCATCAGTCCCTGTGTAAAAATCTCTAATAGTTGTTTTAATCTTTTGTGGCTCTGGCATATCTAAAATTAAACGAAGCTTGCCTAGATCCCTTGCTTTATTTGCTAGGGCAAAAGCTCCGTGAGCGTAATGTGCTGATATGTTTGATGGAGATGCTAACCCTACAAAAATAGCATCGTATTGATCTAAATACTCTTTTGTATATGTAAAGTGTGGCTTTGTCAGAACAACTTCATGCCCTAACTCAACAAAAGCATTATGGAGAAGACCAGTGAAAGTCGGATAACGACTTATTGCGTTCTGGGACGACTGAGATGCTGTGCATCCAGTAACTAGTATCTTCATAATTTCCTTATCTTGGATTACTAAATTGCTACCCAACAAACTGTTGGGTAGCAACCTAGCAAAACCAGCTTAGAACGGTGAGGCTGGGGCTGCAGCAGGAGCAGGAGCGGCAGCAGGTGCTGGCGCTGGAGCAGGAGCTGGAGCAGCTGCAACAGGTGCTGGAGAGGCTGTCTCGCCATTCATTGCAGCAACTGTCTGTGCGCTTGGGTAGTAGTTCTTGATTTCGTTCTTCTTGGCTCCGTTATATAGACGGCTACCAATCTGAGCACGGAATCGACGACCCATAATTGCTTGCTCAATCTGAGCATTTGTTGGGTTGTTGTCAAAGTATCCGCGACCAATTCCCATAGCGTGGAACTTCTTAAACAAGATTCCCAGCGCTGCTGGAGAATCTGGTGAGACAACTAAGTTATCCCATACAAGACGCTTATTGTGGGCTCCGCCCTCAACCTGCGCCTTTACTTTGAACATGGTTTTGCCAGATTGCGATGTTGTCGCAGTGGCTTCAACGACTACGAGATCGTAATCGCCGTCT